CCATTCTATAATAGATGCCATAGACAACCAGTGGTGGAGCCATATTCGACCAATGTGGGACGATTTAATTTCGCGGTGTCTTCGAAAATGGTGGGATCGTGACTTTGACCCTCAGTTGAGTGATGCCATTTTCAACCAGATCACAAATCCGATTGCGTCCATCTGGTTCGAGTGCAAGGGTCTTTGGGAAGAAGAACAGCCTCTCAATGCGCAAATCTACAGAGACTGGCCTGAGCTGCGATTCTCTAAGACCTCCAATCCTCTCACAGACTATGCACGATTGACAGTCAACGGCACCACTTTTTCAGGCCATCCTACCAAGACAACCCTCGGTAACACGCTCCGCTCAATCGCATATTATCGATACATTTCCTGGAAAAGCGGGGTCAATATCGAGCTACTGGCGAGCGGCGACGATGTAGTGGTTTGGTGCGAAAGGGCCGATTCCGAAAAATTCTTGAGAGCAGTTAGGGAATACACCACTAAGAGCAAGAGAGCACCACTGCCAAAAGGCCTCGGTCAGGTCATCGACGAAATCAAAGTCAACGATTGGTGGAACATCGACTTCTGCAGCAAATGGGCGCACTACGAAGACGGGAAGATAACGTTGACAAGAGACATCGAGAAAGCTCTGGTAACCAAGCAGAATATACTACCGTACAAACTCAGCACCCCGATCTCCGAATGGATGACCAGTGTCTGGACCGCCGCGATTTACGAAGTCCCAGCCCCTCAGCTCCAAAATCTGTGGAAGACTCGACTCGTGAAGAATGGATACAAGATCAAGTCTAAGAGCTGGGTTCAAGAGCGACTGCGAAAAGAAGGAAAATGGCTACACTCGGCAGAAAGACCTTTGTCACAGTCTTCGCAGCACAGACTCTACGAGCGCCTCGGGGTCTCTTGGAGCCGAATCGAAGAGCTTGTCCGGGCCTACACAGACACCCTCGAGCTCTCTACGCCAGTTGCGGCGGGCGCAATAGCGTTATAAGCCCCAAGCTCGTAACGCAGTAATGATGAGCCGCTTCAAACGCCCAGCGAAATTGACACCTTCCGATAATAAAAAGGTGCTGGGCTATCGGTTTTTGCAATCTAGCTCTTAAGTCAATTAGAGCCTAGAGGTTTTATACCCACTCACACTTCCGCTTTTTTACGCGGACGCTGCTAGACAGCAACCTCCCTTATACGGGAGAGGAGCCTTACGGCTAACACCGCACCAAGCAAATCATTCGGGGTAAAGAATGAAATCTTGGAAAAATGCGAGAAATTGATGGATTACAGGAAGGTATCCATCGGACGGAGCATCGAAAAGATTCAGTTCAAAAAAAGCAAGCCTTAGAACACGTCCCCCC